CTGGAAGTTCTGCTAAATCCGATACATCTGGATAAGCACGAGTAACACCTAGCTTGATAAAGAGTTCAATGTCCTCATCAGTCATGGTTAGATAAGACTGGTCATAAATAAGTGATTGATTTCCATTTTCATCTTCTACAGGAACATGGACATTAACACTGCTTCTGACCAAATCTATCATATTTTGAACAGTGAGTAGCATTAAACTCTACCTCCTTAATTACAGTGGAGCAAGAAGTCCTGCTTCTTCAAGGATTCTCTTTACATCCTTTGGAACATCATAGGTCTTTCCCTGCTTCAGATCATAATTCTCCATAGCAATAGTACAATTATGGTCTACACGCATACGAATCTTGACCTTCTTTTCTGGTTCTTCTGGAATCTTCTCTTCATCCACTTTGAGGGATTCAGTGTCTACAACAACATCATCCTTCTTTTCTGGTTCTTCTGGAATGTCAACAGTTTCAACCTCTTCTTCAGCATGTTCTTCAACAGGTTCTTCAGTGACTTCCTCTTCAACTTCAGCAACAACAGGTTCTTCGACTTTGACTTCTTCAGTCTTTTTCTTTCTCTGAACAGCCATGATAAATTCCTCCTATTTCTTTTTTAAACAGGGCAGACAATCACTAAAGACTATCTGCCCTGTCTATTACAACTTATTCTTCCGCTTCAAGAGCTACAGTCTTTTCAACAACAATCGTTCCGCAAGTTGCGGTCAGAATGAAGCTTTCAGCAGTAGCAGTCTTAGCTACAGAAACAACACCACTAGAGATAGACACACCAGTGACAGACTCTTTAAGAGCAATCGTCACAGTCTGACCAGCCATCTCATCCCCAAACTGACTAAAAACTTTAGCAGTGTAGGTGGCAGTATTGGCGGTATCGCCAGATGGAATGGTGATCTTGTCAGCACCACTCAAAACTACGGTGGTCGCAACATCAGAAACAGCACCATTAAGAATCTCAGCAAGCTCTTCTGGTTTTTCATGTGCATAGAACACCGCTTTCTTCAAAGCTTCAAGTTTATTGCTCATGATATTTACCTCACTTTCTAAGATTAGGCAGTTTCAATACGGACACCATAATCATTGTGGAGCAGACCAGTACCCCAAATCGCATACCAAGCGAGAGAACGCTTACGACCAAAATCTTCAACTCCGTTATCACGCAGTTCAACAGGCAGTGACCAAGCCAGACCATAATACTGATCGCCAAAGATAACAGCCTGGAAGATATCAGTCTGGTTACCATCAACACCAGACTTCAGAGCATTCTTATAAGCAGGATCACCGGAAGCGGCTTTACCATTGCACATAAGAGTAGTCTCAATGAATCTAGTATCGTCAATACGACCAATTTCACCATTAAACATCTGCTCTGGCGCACCATAGTTAGAAGCATTGATCCAAGCACTATCATCTCTCAGGTCACGACTCTGATGTGGATGCACGAAGCAAATCCAATAGAGGTTCTGATACTTAGGAGCATTCTTAGTAGCCAGAATTTCAATAGCATCTTTGATAGCGGCAACATCCAGCTTGTCAGTAGCAGTAACAGCAGTACGAGCATTCTTCTTACCACCGTACACAACGTTAGTTCCAGACAGAGCAGTGTCACGCAGTTCACAGTCAAGAACCATAGCATAGTCACGACCAAGCAGAGTCGTGGTGGTAGCCATGATATCATCAAAAGAAGACTGAATCAGCAGTTCAGAGTTAGAAACAGCATTACCATGCTCGGTAACAGTGATCTGCTTCATAGAACCACTGAGAGCCTGAGTCGCAAGGTTCTGAGCTTCAGCAAGCGTACCACCCATGACCAGATTATCATAGGTCAGCATTGCAATCGTCATACCCGGCTCAACACCCAGTTCAGTCTTTTCTGTAGCAAACTGAGCAAACCGCATAATCGGCAGAGCCTTAAACTCAATTTCTCTGGAATACACAGTGCGGATAGCATCACTAAGTTTAGTGCCACCATGAGTCACACCAGTGTCAGTGGCAACTGTAACATTAGGAGTATAATCAACCGCGAATACTCTCAGCAGAACCAGATTCAACAGCAGATTAATGATCTTTCTCATTTTAAAACTTCCTCCTTATATTATCTGAGTCCAAGTTGCTTACGCAGTTCGGCATACTCTTTACTTCTTACGTCCATAGTCGCAAGCTTTTCGAGCAATGAAGCTTCATCTTGGAAAGCACCAGTACTTGGGTTAGATGGAGCTTTAGGAGTTCTCTTCTGAGCCTTATCAGTAGAAATACCAAGAGACTTCTTAATCTCTTTACTTCTATTGATAGCCGCTTCAATAGATTTATCAATCTCTTCAGTGGTATCACCCATTACGAGTTCTGGCACTAAAATTTCATCTTTCAGTTCCGCAAGTTTGGTAGCTTTGTAGGTCTTCACTTCATACTCTTTTTCGAGTTCTGCCCTTACTTCAGCTTCAATTTCCTCACGATTAGCAGGTTTGTTATTCTCAAGTGCAGTGACCTTATCTTCAAGAGCTTTCTTTTCACCTTTAACAGTTTCAAGTTCACTCTTCAAAGTTTTTACTGTCTCGGAATCACCACTACCTGCTGTGGTGAGCTTAGTCTCAGCTTCAGTAACCTTCTTTTCAAGATCAGCAATATGCAAGAGATCATTGTTATGCTGTTCCGTCAAAGCATTCACTTGACCCTTCAGCTTCTCAATGGTCTTGTACTGCTTCTCTTTCTCTTCCTTTCTAGCTTTCGCAATCAAGTCCTCATAATTAATGGTAGGAGACTTTGAAGAAGTATTATCTTCTTCACCACCCTTGTCACCACCATTACTGTCTGGATTCTCTTCTGCTAACACCTTCAAGGTAAGAGCATCAACGATCATCCTGATTGCTTCACGACTAGCTTCTGCGATTTTGCCACAACACTTTTTCATGATAAAATACCTCCATATCATTGATTGTAATTTATATTAACATACCATTTTTCGTTTTTCAATGGGTTTACGAAAAGTGGTATGGTAACATTTATGCATTTTCTCCACCATTAGCACCTGTCATTGCAATTCTCATCTGCTCTCTTGGTGTCTGACCATTAAGCATACCTCCTGCATTAGTAGGTGTCATTTGCTTATCAAGCTGATTCTGATACCACTGAAGCTGAAGTGCAGAATTAAAGATTTCTGGATTCTGGTGTCTTTCCTCATCAATCTCTGCAATCTTCTTAGGAATATTGGTCTTACCCAGTCTTTCCATAGCTCCATGTCTACACTCAAGTCCCATAGACATTTCTTGCTGAATCTTCTGAAGCTCAACAAGTTCATCCTTTGGCAGAGTGTCTGGAAGTTCAACAGTATTAGCTAC